CCAGGCCGACGCCATCTCGCTGATAGAATACTGATGGTGCATCCTGATGCTGTCTACCGCCAATGAGGGGAAGTGGTTCACGAAGAAGTGGAACCACGAACGCCAGAGGGCGCTCATCGACCGTGACGAGTTCGACAGCGACGAGCTTGCGTGGCTTGAGATTGACAGCAACGAGGGGCAGGGGGCGCACGACCCCGACACGTGGAAGGTCACGACCTCTCCCCTCGACCCCGAGACCGCCACCACTAAATACGACGCGCGCAACCGACCGCGCAGGGGTGGAGCATGGCCGTGAAATACTGTTCGACCGCCGAGCTCGTGGAGTTCACGGGCTCGACCCTCGATGCCACGACGGTGCTCACGCCTCTCATCGAGAAGGCGGACAGGGAGATCGACGCGAGGCTCGCCAGGGCCGACGTCACGGGGTCGGCGGGAAACGACGACCTCAAGAACGCATGCCTCGACCTCGCCACCGTCAATCTGGTGATTCGTCAGCAGATGGACGGGAGCAGGCCCGCCTCCCTCAATCTGGGAGGCAACCTGTCGTTCTCCAACAATCTGGATGCGCTGGTGAGATTCCTCAAAGCGGATGCCGAGAGCCACATCGACAGCTACATCGCCACCTGCGACAGCGGCCCGACCTACATCGTGAAGGTGAAAGGATGAGCATCGTCACCGCATACCTCAATCAGACGGTCACGCTCGAGCCGTTCTCATCAGACGACGGCTATGGGGAAAAATCGTATGGCGAGGCGGCGACGGTATCTGCCCGGGTGGACTACAAGCAGACCGAGGTGCGCAGCGACAGGGGCGAGACGCACATCTCCACCGCGCAGGTGATGCTCGAGGGTGACCAGAGCGTCAGCCTCAATGACCGCATCACGCTCCCGGACGGCACGAAGCCTCCCATCCTGGCGATAACGAAGACGCCGGACGTGTCCGGCACGATCGTGCTCCAGGTGGTGTACACATGACGGTGCGCGTGAAGGTGGTCGGAGCGGGGGAGATAGCGGCGAAGCTCCACGCCTATGCGGAGCTGCTGCCCAACGTCACGATGGATGCGCTTGCGCGTGAGGGGGAGTTCCTCCTCGCCGAGAGCAAGAAGGAGTGCCCGCACGACACGGGCGCGCTGCGAAACAGCGGCTACGCCGACAGACAGGGATGGAGCATCGAGGTGGGCTACAGCCAGGCATACGCATTGAGGCAGCACGAGGAGATGAGCTATCGCCACAAGCCGCCGACCAAGGCCAAATATCTCGAGGACCCGTTCGACAGGAACGCGCCGTTCATCCACATGCGCGTCGCGCAGAGTGTCAGGAGGGCGTTGTAGATGATGCTTGACGACATCGCGACATACCTCGCGGGACAGGGCATCGGCACGGTAGGAACGAACCTCTTCAAGGGCATGCTCCCTGCATCGCCCGACAACTGCGTGGCGCTGTTCGAGTACGGGGGGGAGCGGCCGGACCTCGTGGGGACCTATGTGGAGCGGCCCAAGCTCAACGTCCGTGTGCGCAACACATCATACAGCGCGGGACGCTCGGCATGCGGTTCCATCATCGAGGACCTGCACACCGTCGGCGACACGACGCTCTCGGGGACGAGATACCTCTACATCATGGCACTCCAATCCCCCATCTACCTCGGACGGGACGGGCACGAGCGCGCGGAATGGAGCATCAACTTCCAGGTGGTGAAGGAGGGATATTAGACATGGCTAAAACGGTTTATTTTGACACCAAGCTCCTCGTGGACGGCTACGACCTGTCGGGCGACATCAACCGCGCGACGGTGGAGCACAAGGCGGAGATCCACGATGCGACCGGATTCGGGAGCTCGCAGTTCAGGGAGAAGATACCGGGACTCAAGACGCTCAATCTCTCGTTCGAGGGATATTACGACATCGGCGACGGGGAGCCCGACCCGCTCCTGTTCAACACTATAGGGAGCACGGCCTCCGAGATCATCGTCATACCGGAGGAAGGCTCGGCCGGGGAGACTGCCCTGTTCTGCAAGGGCGTGCAGGCATCGTTCTCGCCAGGCGGCGACGTCGGAGGCGTGGCGAGGCTGAACATCAACTCGGAGGGCGCGACCGACCTCGTGCGCGGCACGTGCATGGGCGCATCGACCTATACCGAGACCGCCAACGGCACGGCGTACAACCTGGGCGCGGTGACCGCTGCCCAGAGCGTCTACATCTGCGCCATGGCGACCGCCGTCTCGGGGACAGACCCCACCATCGACATCAAGCTGCAAAGCGACGATGCGGAGGGCTTCTTGGACCCCACGGACCAGATAACGCTATCGCAGATGACGGAGACGGGCGACCACGAATGGTCGAGCAAGGCGGGAGCGATTACTGACGATTGGTGGCGCGTCGTTGTCACCATAGGGGGCACGGACCCCTCGGCCACCGTCTACATCGTGGCCGGAATACTGTAAGGGAGACTGATAATCATGGGAAAGTTCGTATGGAAGACACCCGACATCGTGGTGAATTCGCAGGACCTGAGCGACCACGTCGAGTCGCTCACCATCAACTATGGCGCCGAGATCATCGACATGACCGCCTCGGGCGACGCCACGAGGTCCAAGCTCGCGGGACTCAAGGACTGGAGCGTGAACGTCACGTTCAAGCAGGACTACGCCGCCTCGAGCGTCGATGCCACGCTGTTCGACCTTGTCGGCGCGGCCTCGTTCACGATAACGATGAAGCCGACCGACTCGGCGGTGGGGGCGACCAATCCCTCATTCAGCGGTTCGGCGCTGCTCGAGAGCTACACCCCCATCGACGGGAGCGTCGGGGCGGGTGCCACCACAACGGTGACGTTCCAGGGCACCGGGACGCTGGCGAGGGCCACATCGTAAGGTGATATGACATGGTAACGCCGCGAGGAGAGGTCACGGCCACGATATGTGGCACGGAACGCAGGCTGCGGATGTGCCATCGCGCCATAGCGACGGTGGAGCGCGAGCTCGGCAGGCCATGGTACAACATCGATTTCGCCAATCTCGGCATATTGGAGATAGGTGTCATGGCGTATGCCGCAATGCGCGCATGCGACCCGAGGATCACCCTCGACAGCGTGTTCGACATGATGGACGAGGACGGCGGCCAGGAGGCCGTTGCCAACGCCGTCGGCGAGGCGATGAAGGCGTTTTCAGGGGGGAATGATACAAAAAAGGAGCCCCCGGGCCAGGCGGGGAAATAGACTGGGACGACCTCGAGTCGTTCGCCTACGGGGTCATGGGGATGGACCCGGACACGTTCTGGGACATGACCCCCCGCGAGTACCGCATGGCGGTGCTCGGATGGCAACGGAAGCAAACGCTACAACACAATCAGACGGCATGGCACACATGCCAGATAATCAACTCGTCGGGATTCCTGCGGGACCCGGTCAGGTATGAGGACATGATCATTCGGGAAGAGGAGACCAAGGCGCAGCGGTTCAACAAGGTGAAGGCGGCGTTCGAGGAGGCGAAGCGCGATGGTTAACGTTGGCGAGCTCAAGGTCATCATGGACCTCGACCAGACCAAGTTCCAGGCAGGCCTCCAGACCGCATCGCAACGCCTCCAGGCCACAGGGCAGAAAATGTCCCAGATGGGGCAGAAGCTCACCATGGGCGTGACGCTCCCCCTCGGCCTCGCCGCTGCGGCTGCCGTCAAGGCCGCGTCGGACGCCGAGGAGATGGGCAGCAAGTTCAACGTCGTGTTCGGCGAGATGTCGGGCGAGACGAAGGCGTGGGCGGAGGAGTTCGCCGACAGCGTCGACAGGAGCAAGTACGCCGTCATGGAGTTCATGTCCGGCTTCCAGGACACGTTCGTGCCGCTCGGCTACGCCCGTGATGAGGCCGCGGAGCTCTCGAAGCAGCTCACGACGCTCACCTACGACCTGGCGTCGTTTTACAACGTCAGCGAGAGCGAGGCCGCCCAGGCGCTCTCCTCCGCGCTTGTCGGCAATCACGAGGCGGTGCGCAAGTTCGGCATCGTGCTCAATCAGGCGACGCTCGACCAGGAGCTCCTCAACATGGGGATAGAGGGCGGCGCACGGGCCGCCTCCACGCAGGCCCTCGTCATGGCGCGCCTCAACGTCATCATGAACGGGACGGTCGACGCCCAGGGCGACCTGCTGAGGACGCAGGACTCGTTCGCCAATCAGGTGCGCGCCCTCAAGGACGACCTGCAGGTCCTTGCCGTCGAGCTCGGACAGGAGCTCATCCCCATCATGAGGGATGTCATCTCGGAGGTCAAGAAGGGCACCGAGTGGTTCTCCAATCTTACGGATGAGCAGAAGGAGCTCGTCGTCAAGGCGGGCCTCGTGGTGGCCGCGCTCGGCCCCGTGGTGTTCATTATAGGGAAGATAGCCACGACCGCGGCAGGGGCCGCGACCGCCATCAAGGCGCTCTCGGTCGCCATGTCGGGGGCGAATCTCGCGTCGGCAGGGATAACGGGAGGGGCCGCGACCGCCGCGTCGGCAGGGGCGGTCGTTGCCGGATTTGGACTCATCACGGCAGGCGCGCTGGCGGCCGGACTCGCCATCGACAAGAGCATCGAGTTCGCGGTCGAGAACGGGATAATCGACGCCACCAAGCGTGGCATGGACAAGGCGAAAAGGGACATCGAACAGGTCGAGCAGTCCATAGTCGTCCCCGTCAGGGCGCAGTCGAACATCATCAACATGGATGTGCAGCCCGACCTCCTCCAGCAACAGCTGGATCAGGAACTGTTCATCCACGAAAACACCAACAAAACGATAGGCGTTGACGAGCAGCCCGGCGGCACGTGGGAATATGGCGGATGGGGCGTGTTCAACTCACCATGGTTCAACGAGCAGGTCCTCCCCAAATGGAAGGAGCTCGAACACGCCGCGGTCGAGCTCAAGGTGGCGGCAGACACGTCGGAGGCGTGGGAGCAGATACGGGGGCTCGTCGAGAAGGTCAACGGGATGAAGCTCGAGCTCGGCACGTCGATGGCAAACACGATGATAGGCCTCGGCGAGACGCTCGAGCGCCAACGCGAGGAAGGCGGCGCATCGTTTGACGTGCGCACCGGCGAGGGCATGGGCAACCTCATCGACATACTCGAAGGGTCGCTCGGGGAACAACAGCTCAAGGCCCTGGGCATCTCGGATGAGGTCATCGATGCGATACAGGGAGAGCCGCTCGAGACCGCCATTCAGCAGCTCGAGACTGAACAGAACATACAACAGCTCGCCCATGCACAGGCAAACAAACTCGCTGAACAGTACAATCTAACTGCAGAGCAGAAGGCATCTCTCGAGGCCGGGCTTGCCGACGTGTATTCGCAGGCCGTGGGATTCGAGGCCCAGGTGCTCAGCGCCATCGGGTCGGTGGCAGACGCCATATCCGCGCTCGACCTCTCGGTCACTGTCAACGTGGATCAATATCTCAATCCGGAGGCCACCGCCGGAGGTTCCGCATCGGGCGTCGGGGGAAGCTCATCATCAGGGAACGTATCTGCTACCGTGAGTGGCGGCGTCACCCCTGGAATGGGGCCGGGAACGGGCGGCCATGCGAACATCTCCGATGATGAGACGCATAACTATTTAGAACAACAGAACTCGCTGCTCGAGGATCTGAACAACACGATGAAGAAGGCGACCGCCGGGGCGGGCGAGGACATCACGGACCCCATCAAGCGATGGAGGCTGGTATAATGGCATCACTGGGGACATACACGTTTTTAACACCGTCGACGGGGCCGGCCCACGAGCTCCACACCGCCACATGCGAGCGGAGGGCGGACATCATCGAGACCAAGGAGGCGCTCGCGGCGAGCGTGGTGGAGGACAACGGCACCTACGCCCGCGTCTGGCATCTCACAGGGATACTCTGCACGAACGGGGGCACGACCTATCTCGACAAGATGAGCGAGATAGAGGGCCTGCAGGACGCGGGGAGCTGCACCTACACCGACTCAGACCGCATCCATGACGCGAGCAACCAGGTCACCGTGATGATAGAGAGGATAAAGTGGGGCAATCCCGTCAATGCGGCGGTCCCCCACATACCGTTCACGCTACAGCTCATCGAGGTGCCGTAGGCGTGGCGCTCACCAACGGCGTGGAGGTCGAGAGCTCGGAGCTCTCGAACGTGGTGGAGTACGAGGCCAACGCCAGGCTCAACGACACCAACGACGCGCGGGTAGTGATAACGAACAAGGGCAACACCAACGAGACCGCGGTCGAGCCCGGGGACACCGTGTCGTTCTACCGGGACTCCACGCTCGTGCTCGAGGGGACCGCCCTGGCACCGTTCGACTATTCACATGCGCCATCGACGGTGAGGATCAACGTGCTCGGGTACGGCGGGGAGCTCGGGCGGAGGGTCGTGCGCAATCCCCACCACTACATGATGGAGCTCGGCCGAACGCTCACCGGGGCGGACATCATCTCGGGCTATCCGTGGCAGCATGGCGACGGGACGTTCGAGCTCGACGCCACGGACGGCACGGACGGGTGGGCCATCTCGAGCGAGACCTACGTCACGAGGAGCAGCACGGTGATACACAGCGGGGAATACTGCTGGCACCTCGACGGGACATCTGATGAGGCGAGCATCACCAAGCAGATACATGTCAACACCTCGGAGATAGACAAGCTCAAGGCCTCGGTCTGGGTATATCCCACCGAGGGCGGCGTACGGCTCGCCGTGCGGAGCGGGGACTCGGGGACATGG